AGTATTTTACTTTGAGTTTCTTTTGGAAGTTTCCACCAGTTTCCTTTACAACTTGGATCATATTCTAAAGCCCAAATTTGTAATGCACCTAAAGGTATAGAAGCAACTCTTTTTAAATCTCTTGTTTTAGAGTACCCATCATTAAGATTTAATAATCTTTTATTATGTTTTAAATGAGGATCAATATTTGTTTCTTCTTTTACAACAACTCTTTCTTCTTGCTTATCTAAATCATAAGTAGTTGTTTGTAAGCCGTCTTTAATAATGTCCTTCATTTATCCTTGACCTCTACTTTTTTTTCTACTTGGTATTCTTTTACTATAACTTTTTGCATGACGACCAGGTCTTTTTCTAGGTTTAGTTTTAACATAATTGCTAATACCATATAAACCTTTTTTTTTAGCCATTATGCACTTAGTTCAACAATAGAAATAACATCACCATTAGTTGCAGTTAAACCTGAACACTTAGAACCTGGAGTAACTTTAAATATTTCAGGTTGGTCGGCAGGTATAAATATACTTGTTGCACTAGCAGTTGGAGGTGCAATAGTTGCAGTTCCACCAAATACAATATGACAATCAACTGGACTACAAACTCTTACATATTCAGTTTGTGAACCAAAAGCAGCAGTTGCTGTTGAAGCTGCTGGACTAGGCATTGTTATATTATTTATTGTTATAGGTCTTAATCCGTAATTAAAACTCATATTTTTTTCTCCTATTTATTTTTTAAGGGGAAATTTGTCGCTAGACTAGCTTCCCCAATTATTCTTATATACTATTATCTTCTAATAACAAAAGTACAATTTAAAGGACAAACTCCTGTTGAAGCTCCGTCTGTTGCTACTTTTATAAAGTCGCCTTCTGCTACTAAATTTACTGCTGATGGTGTTGATGTTCTTACATCTCCAACAGCATCTCCAGCATAAGGAACAGTTATTCCTGATGATGTCATAACTGTAGATCCACCTTGTTTAGTGAAAAAAGTTATTGCAGCATTTGAACCTGTAATTGCACCTTCTTGAACAGCATGAATTTTGATAACTCTACCACCATCAGGTATAGCAACAAATGCTACTCCACCTGTTGCTGATATGTCAGCTAATCTTACTGTTATAAAGTAATCGTTTAATGTTCTCATTTTATTTCTCCGTTTGTCGTTCCGTCTATAACCTATTTAAGACTTCAACTTGATTAAGTGTGAGGAGTGTATTTTTTAAAAGGTTACACCCCTCAACACAATTAGATTGCTTATGAAGTAGTTATATCTGTAACCATTCCACTTGCAGCTTCGTTTCTTGACTCAAGAGTGTACTCAGCTACCATGAATCTCTGATCTGCGTCAGCAGTTTGTGCAGGATTCTGTAGAGAGAAATCTCTTAAGAAAGCAACAGCGAACATATCCATCTCTAATACTAGAGCATCTTGTCCTCTTTTTCCTGAAGTTGAGTTAGCTTGTCTAATGAATCTATTAGGAGCTACTTGCATAGTTCCGAAATCTGACTCATAAACATCAATAGAAGTTATTAATCTTCTATCTTCTGCTGCGTCAAATCTTGTAGATCCACCAGTAAAACCTGATAATCTTTGCTTGTTAAAAGCATTAACCATTATCATGTTTGGGTTGCCACCTGAATTGAAACATTGAACCAAAACACCTTTTAAAAGGTCTTCTGTAAATGCTCTTTGTGTTCCATCAGTTCTGATAGCTCCACCACCAGCTCCTGATCCACCAGCACCAGCAGATACATTAGTTGAAATCCATGTTTGAACTCCACCTAATTTTCTTGTTGGTGATGAAGCAGAACCAGCAGCAGCAGCTACATTAGATAAAAGAGCTGTTTCCATATCTCTTTTTAATTCTTTTGCAGATTTTGCTACTTGGTAAGCTAATTCAGAGTTTCTACCAGCAGATGTTACAGCGTCATTAGTTCCAGTTACTTGTAGAGCTTTTGAGCTGATCTGTGTGTGGTTACCCAGTTTACTTGTTGCACTTAGCGTAGGGTAACTTATTGTTGCTCCCTCAGCTTGTGCGTTTGCAGCTACATCAGCTAAGGCGTCTGTTTGCCATTGATGTAGTGTGTTTGTTGCTTTTGTTTTTGCAACACCTGACATAAAAGGAGTTTCAGTAGGTGATATACTATAAATAATATCAGCTAGATCCTCTCTTATACCAACTGTTGTATATGTTGCTAATGCAGGCATATTGTTGTTCTCCGTTAGGTTATTGTTTATAAATAACGCTTCAGTAAATCAGCAGCAATTTTTGGATCGCCTTTAGATTTCTTAAGCGTTTTAAATTGATCCAACCTTGATTGTGAAATCTTATCATCTTTTGTAACCTTAACGCCTGATCTAACAACTTTAGATGGTTTAACAATTTTTTTAGCAATATTAGGTCTTGGTCTATTTGCTGAATTTAAATGTTTCATTCCATCCATAACCACATCAAACATTCTGCTATCATAAATACTAGAAACTTCTTTATCGTTGAAACCTCTTTGTACTAAATAATTTCTCATGTTTGTTTTTAGCGTAGCTCCTTTTATAGGATCAACAAAGTCAGGATGTTTTAAAGCAACCTTATTTTGTTCTTCGGCTAAAATTTTCTGAAACTGTTGCTCTTGATGTTGTCTAAGTTTTACTTGACTTTGAGAAATCGTTTCTTTTCGTCTTCTCAATTTTCTTTCAATCTTAGCAGCTTCAGTAGGGTCTTCTTCAAAAAGTTTATCCAACTCTTTTGAATTTAACTCATTGTTTACTTCTGCGTTAAGAGTAGCATTAAGATTATTTAATTCTTCAATCTTAGTTGAATACTCTTGCGTTAGACGATCTTGCTCAGAACGAACTTGTCTTTTTTCTATAGCTAGTTCTTCGGTCTTTCGTCTATAGTCCGCATCTTTCTGATAACCTGCTTTTAATTCTTCAAGTTCAACTTCAATTACTTCACCATTAACTTTAACTTGGTGGTAATCAGTTTCTTGTTCTTCAATCGCATTTTCTTTTGATGCTTCTTCTTGATCTAAAGATTCTTGAACTTTATCTTCAAGTTGTTCTTCAGGTTTTTGTTTTACCTCTTGAGTATCTTCAGTAGCTTGTGCTTCTGTAGGTTCTTTTGGTTCAACTGGTGCTGCTTCTTCTTGAGGTTTTTTGCTAACTCCTTCTTTAGAGTCCAACAAACCTTCAATAGATTTTGCTGCACCTATTACTGACTCAGGTTTGTTCAGTAATGGGTTTTGATTTGACATAATGTCTCCTGTTTGTGTTTAAGCTCCTAGATATTAGGTTGGCTTATTCTAACTGTGTTAGAATTTTTTTCCTTGCTTATGAAAATCAGCTAATTGTTTTTGTGCTAATTTTCCTGTCTCAAGAATTTCTTTAAAATGATTCTCTACTTTTCCTAGAACTTGATATGCTAACCATAATTTTTCTCTTGCATGATTATCATTCACTCCAGTTTGTTCAAATAGAGCATCAGAATAATTTTTTTTAAGAGTTACTAAACACTCTTTAAAAAGATCATTCTCTAATATTAGTTTCGCCTGAGATGATCTGCTCAACTCCAGCGTTCTTTTCGTTTGATCTTGGTTGTCCATTTATTCCTTGTAACTGATCTGTAAACATATTAGCAGAATTTTGTGCTTCTTCAAGTATTTTACTGTTTTCAGATATAATCATTTTATCTAAATCAGCTTCTGCTTTTAATTTAGCTGTATCAAGTTGTGTTCCGTATTTTAAACCCATTTCTTTAATCTTAGCTTCAAAGTCTAATAACATTTCTTGTTGTTTTTGTTGTAATTGTTTGTAATCCAACTCAAGATCAGCAATTTTTCTCTTGTTCTCAGCATCAATTCTAGTCATTTCTATTTTTTCAATAGGTGGAACTGGTGGAGGTGGAGGAGGAGTTACATATTGTTTTCCTATATCAGGATTAATAAAGTAGCTATCTACTGTTTTTAATCCAGCATTTTCAATTATCTTAGCAAGAGTATTATAAATATTCTTTAATCCTACCATAGGATATTCTCTTTGACCTTGTAATTGAAATGCTTGTAGTTGTTTATCTAAAATATTATTTAACATTACAATTTGTTGTTCTTTAGATCCTGTGCCAAGACCCACACTAATTGAAATATTAAATCTATCTTTCCATTCTGTAGGAAGAACAGGAATGTATTGTCCATTGATTGCAATAATTTTTTCTTTATCTTGATACTTAACTGAAAGTTCAAACATCTTTCTAAACAAATCTTTAACACCTGTCTCAGCAAATATTCTAGCAATTAATTCAGAACGCATTTGCGTTTGATTCATAATTGTATTTATTCCTGTAGCAGTTTTATTTAATGAATTAGAATCTAAACCTTGATTATATTTTGTAACACCAGTTCTTACTTCTCTAACTGTGTCTAAGTATTCAAGTAATGGAAAGGCTTGTTGTGAAATAGGTTGATTAACAATCGGTTGCATAACTTGATTAGGGGGTTGTTTAGTTCTTACAACACCTCCAGGTCTAGTTGTTAAAAGATCATCCATGTTTACCATGCCATCCATAATCGCAACTCTATTATTATTTGTTAGATACATATTATCTAAAAGTTGTCTCATTACAGTTGATTTCATTAATTGAACATCTTCAACTAATTCTGAAACTGATCTACCATAAAATCTATGTGGCATTGGAACAGGAGTTACTGAAACAAAAGGAATAGTATCACATGAAACATTTTCTAAAATAAATTCTGAAGATTCTCCTACTGAAGTTATCTTTCTAAGTTCTGCTATACCATCTCCATCATAATCATAACGAACATAATTTTCATATATAGTTATTCTTTGCGTAGAAGGATCTGCTGATGAGTTCATTGGAAAGTCATCTATGTTTTGAAACCTTGCCATTCTTTCTGTATTTAAAATTGAAGAATCGGATGCTGGAAGATTATAAACTTCATCTTTATCAAAACCCATACTTACTAATTCTGATCTAGTCATATAAACTCTATGAGCAACATAATTTGCTTCATCAAGTTTAACTGCATCTTTATCAATTAAAAATTCTTCAGGTGGTACTGATTCAACTTTAATCTTTCCTTTTTTTGTAATTCTTTTTAATTTACAATTATGAAGCATAGGCAGAGGAAGGTCTAAGTCTATACCTTGCTGTGTTTCCATTTGTTCTTCAAACTGTTCTAAACTTTCGGCAGCAGCTTCATCTTCTCTTTCAGTATGTTCTGTTGTTTCTACATTGGGATCGTTTTTAAGAATAGCATATTCTTCATCTGTTAAATTTTCATAAGTTTCGTATTCAACACTTTCAGTTTTATCGTAGTAAACTTTTAGTATTCCATTTTTTTCTAATAGTGCATCTTTAAAAAAATTATATAATAATTGAAAGCCATCATTCTCTTTATAAAAGATATGATTTAAATATGCTGTTGCTTGTTCTGCTATAGCAGCATCATCTGCTCTAACTGGTTCACAAATAACAACTTTATCTGATGCAGTAAAAACTCTTAAAAGATTTGGTAATAAACTTTCTACAGTATCAGCTACATCTGTACTTACAACTTGTGAACGACCATCTATTTCGTTGCCAAGACTATCACCTTGATAATAGTCTAATGCTTTTTCTCTTTGTGCTGAAAGTGTACCCCCCAAAAATCCTAAAGAATTATTTATGTAGTTTTGTAATATTCCTCTTAATTCAGGATCTTCTATTCTTGTAATTTTTTTTGCCATAATTAAACTATGTAACTTGTATCAACAGGAATTGCTTTTTTCCAATCTGACGATTTTCCTCCAACAAAAGTACAACCATATCTAAAAGCATCTGCTGGATGTGAAGCGAAATTGTGAATCGGTCTGTTTTTAAAACATTGATTCTTTTCATCCCATTTTTTCTGATATGCTTTTAATGCTTCTAGTCCTTTTGCTGTTTTATTTTTGTCAAAATAACATTTAGGTAAATCTTTTCTAACAGCTTCTATACCATCTTCAATAGAAAGTTTCGGAGCTATATCAAATGATATACCTAATTCTAATGCACTTTCAAGTCTTGATTTTCCAAATGCACCTAATTCTCTCACTTTTATATCATGGGGAGCAATATGTCTATCATATTTATAAGGTTTGCTTTCTATAAGGTCTGCATAAAAATCTAATCCCTCACCTGAGTTCTCCTCATAATCAATTACTCTTATTTCTTCATTGTGCCTTTGAACAAACCAAATAGCTGTTGAATCTTTAAGACCAAGATCCCACCATGTTTCTACATCTAAATTAGAATCATATTTAACTTCCTTGACTCTATCGGTTTTTTCTAAGGTTTCTATAATAGCTCCATAGTAGCTACCAGTAATAGCAGCTTGAAATGAGCATTCAAATTCTTGATCATATAAGTCAGCAGACATTACATTCTGAGCTGCTTCTAATTCTTCCTTATCTAATATCTTAGTATCACTAGCCTTATATACTTCTGTCCACCAATCCTTTTTATCTAAGGCTTCTTTGTGTAATTTATAGAAATAGTTCTGACCTTTTGGTGTACCTATAAATATACACCAGCCTTTTCTATCAGCTAAGGCAGGTCTAATAATTTCAGGAAATAATGTTGGACTAATATTTTGCGTCTCATCCATGACACACCCATCTAAAAAGATACCCCTAAGTGCTTGATCGTTTTCAGCTCCAAGAATAGTTATTCTAGAACCATTAGGAAAATCACATCTAAGTTCTGACTCATTGAATTTTACATAAGGAATATTTTTGGCGAAATTTTTTATATAATCCCATGCTGTACTTTTACCCTGTTTGAATGTTGGCGAAATAAAGGCGTATCTTGGGTTTGGCAAAGGATTTGTAAGTGCATCTCTAATCATGTGATTAATAGTACATACAGTTTTGCCTGACCTCCTATGTGCTACAACCACATTAAATCGGCTCTTAGGCATTTGTTTGTGCAAAATTTTTTGCAACTTTCTAGGTGTATAAGGAATAACAATTTCAGACATTTAAAAACAAAACCCCCATACCTTAGTGAATAGTATGATTTTTAGGATTATTCAAGTCTTCTATATTTAGTTCTTCCATAAGATAATTGCTAAAGTCTTTAGCATCATAAGAATCTTCAAATCCGTCAAAGTGAACTGAGACAGTATTAGTCTTTTCTGAGATAAGAACTATTGCATAAATCTTTGATTTGTAATCTTCCATAAAAAGCCTTGTAATTTAACTATACATACCTCCTAACGTAATAACAACCAGCGTNAAAAAAATTTTAGCGTATGGGGTCTTTCTAAAACCCCCCTAAAAACAACGCAACTTCCAATTAGTAGTCATAATCATAAATTCTCAGAACAACCTAACACTAGAAAAAAACAATCTGCATTAGTGTTGTTCAATCTGTAGCTNAGATATATTTTTTTTTATTTCTATATGATTGGTAGGCAACTTTGTGCAAGAAGGTACGAAGAAAACACACCTTAANATTGATTTACTTAGCTTATTTAATGATTNAGTTTATTTCTGCCACTTAACAACTAAAGGTTTATCATTATGATTTGATAAAGAAACATTAGTTTTATTAGAATATTTAGTAATTAAATGACTTGCTTTCCATTTAGTTAAACCAACAATCTCTTTAATTAAGTGAGATATTGCAAGATCGCCTTTGCCATTTATTTTAAATTCATTAATTGTACTTTGAAGCTGATCAGTACAAGAAGACAACAAATAATCAATTCCGTCTTGTTGTGCCAATTCATATTCTTTTTTAACAGCTGGTTTTTTGTGAAGTAACTTCCTCCATCCTTCCCAACTAGCATTAACTTCTTCATCTTCAAGGATCTTCTTTATACTTCTACCGATTGCAACCTGAGATATAACATAATCTATTGTTGATTGAGTGAATTTTATTTTATTAGCCATGA